CCTAAACAAGTTAGCGGCATCTTCAGAACCAAGCATTTTAGTCTGTATAGACATTGGTTGAGCTTTTAACCATGCTCCCAAAGGTCTAACTGTTGCAGGAAGCCCTGTAAGGCTCTCTACTTTCTTTTTAGCTAACTCTTTCTTTTTAATTCTTGGGGTAGCCTCTGCAAGAAGTTCTTCTTTAGATTTAAGCACAGGTACCATCGAAGAACGACAATTCCAGTGAAGAGGTGGTTGAAATCTCTTATCGTCAATATCGTAAAGTTTTCCGTTATGATGAGAACAAATTGGGCTTGTTTTACTGTCAAGAATAGCTGTAAACATAAACCCTTTAAGAATATCTTGGTTACTTTCAGCAACCTTAACGATAGCAGCTGTTTGAGTAGAAGTAATAGAAGTTCTTGTTAAAGTCCTTGCTTGGTGTTCAGTAATCTTAGTAGTCTTAAGAACATCATTGATAATTTCTTGTTGGCTGGCACCTCTAGCAAGTCCTGAACGTACTTTCGATTGTAACCTAACAAGTTCACCCGAAGAAATGTTTTTAATATTTTGAGTGATATTGCTTGGGCCTTTAATATTAGGCCCTGTTATTTCTGCTAGAAGTTCTTTAGAACGTGGTCGCTTTACGGTATAAAAGCCTTTTACCTCTTTATAAAGATTATCGGTATGAAAATCTAACTGTGAGGTTGAGAACTCTTTTAGCGTGTTAGTTTTATGAGCTAGTAGCTCTGTACCAAACCTGCTAACTTCTTTTGCAAGGTCAATTCTAACATTTCCGCGTAACAAAGTTTTAAGGTTATTACGATGTCTTCGCAAAATCCTTCGATTTTGTACTTGAACACCTTCTTCATATAACCTAACGTCTGCCATGTGATCGACAATACGATCAAAGAGCTTATCATTAATATTCATCTAGTCCACCATTGTAGAGTAAGTTGATAAGCAGTTTTAGACTTGCTTAGGTCTTTATTTAGTTATTCTTCTAAAACAATTTCATCATCTGTAACTTGATTTCTAGCAGAAAGAGGGTCTGTTTGAATTTCCTCAACAGCCACTTCGTCGTCATAATCTGCAGGAAGGAAGTCATTGTATTTAGCAATGTTTAAGAAGGTAGAACGCCCGATAATACCAGTTTGGTACCATTCAGAAACGAGTCTCATAGCGCCTTCACCACCAACCATAGGAGCAAAGTCACTAGACATTTCAAATTCAATATCTGTTGCTTGGTAGTCTGTTCCGTATTTCCAGTTGAGCATAAAGACAATAATCTCACGCAAAGTTCCTGAAACTTTAGCGTTTAATGTGCCCAACTGAGCTGTTTGAGAAGCATTACGAATTTCCAAAGCAACGCCAGAAGCAGCCTGCTCAGGGGAGAGCATTCGAATCCCCATCTTAGCCATTTCTTCAACAGTATTATCAATTGCTCTGTCCATGTCAGAAAGAGCAGCTGTTGGGGTTTCAAGAACAGTAATGCTTTCGTCCTTGCGAACTCGCAACCAAGTACCTAAACCAGAATTAACGATATTATCAAATTCCTCATCAGTCATGTCAGACTGTACAATAGGTGTGTAAGTTGCAGCACCGTATAGCAGGTGATTACGACGAGACACCTTGTTGTAGAGAGACACCTCTCTGTCAATGAGAGGCATGAGAACGGGCTCTACTGGCTCGAACTGACCGTTAAGTGGCCAAAAGGGAATTCTGTCGAGTCTTTCACCAAAAGCTTTAGGTTGTACTGAGTTAATTTTTGTAAACTTAGTTTGGTGCCCGAATTCTACGTACTCTTGACGCGTATCCCCGTTTAGAATTTTTACTTCATTGTTACTATCAGCATGTTCATAGTAATCAATAACAAGTTTACCTTGTTCATCTAAGTAATGATCCGCAACTGTGTCTACATAATCAGGGTGCCACGGGTTTTCTGCCGAGTACTTTTTAGTCAAGTAACGAGTTACAATACGAGAAAGAGATTTTTGTCTAGTAACAGGGTGAGAATCTGTTTGAACGTTAATTACATTCTCTGCTTCAATAAGGACAGGGTAGGGTTTAATTTTCGCCTTATCTTCGGGGAGAAGATTGTCAAACTCTTCGTCACTAATTTGAGGGTAGTCAATAAAAACCCAAGCCCTAGAGGTCTGCAGCTCTTCCCAAAGAGCAAGATCTAAGAAATTAAATAAAGAACGACCATCCATAGTGAAGTCTGTTTTAATCCAGTCGGTAGCTTCTTCAGGTAGTTCTTCTGGAAGTTTTAAATGGGATTCTTTGCGTAGCAAAGCACTAATCAAAACTTTACAATACTGTGCTGTAAGACCAGGAAGCTCTGCCTCAGACTTAAAAAAGTCATACTGTTGCTGTGACATAGTTGGAGAAAATGGTAACAAAAGGTTAGAGTAGTCTCTTGCAAGATACTCATCATGGGCTTTTACATTTTCTTGACCCTGCAATACAGCACGAGACTTTTTCCAAAGCGGCTTCAGTGACTGATAACTATCACTAGGATCAGCAACCGACTTTTTAACGTTCTTAGTTGGTTTAGTTAGTTGTGCCATAGTTTATTATTTCCTTACCATTTCACTTTATCAGCCCAAAAAGCAGCAGACATAGGCCCTTTTTGAATATTAGCAGCATGTCGAGCTTTCCAAGCAAGTCTTCGTGATTTATAGGCTTCTGATTCGTTTTTCTTTTTAGGTGAACCTTTGGCACCTTGTGATCCAAATCTAATAGTTTTTACTTTGCCACCAGACTTAGCAACAACAACATGCGATTTAATAGGATGGCCCGGAGTTCTCTTTGGCTTGTTATAACCAGACACCCCAGCACGACTTAGTCGAGGATCTTTCTTTGTAGCCATTAGAGACTCCTATATATTAGATAATAATAATAATAATAATATAATTAAAGATTACTTTAATATACACTTTAAATATATCATTATTAAAGGGGGCTTCTTCTTAAACGTCAGGTATCAAGTGAGGGGGCATTACACCCCCTCTGTGATAAGAGACTGTCAGATAACTTGAGAGTTTTCTGTCTCTTTATTCTTAAACGTCAGGTATCAAATTTTCTTAAAAAGTGAAACAAATCCTGCCTTAAGTTGGTTAGGGGAAGGTAGTTGCCACAAGAAAATTGACCAAAGTACAAGAGCAATTATTAGCCACGGTGGAGTTTCATTGAAAGTGATTTTTTCTGTATTTTCAGAAGATAACTTTGTTTCAGTTAAACTTTGATCAATGGTTTGTACTCTTGCTTTAGGACGCACTGTTACTGTAGGGCTTACGTTAGTGGTTGTCCCGATCGTTTGTGTATTCGTCTGCCCTGCTTGGGTGTTGGCTGCGATATTAGGGCCTGCTCCTGTTAGGAGGCTGAGAGCCCCGCTGCTGCAGCTTGCCGTAAGCATCAAACCCAAAAGAAGCAGCAGCAAACGAAAATACTGGCCAAACAAGAACGTTAATGACTTCAACATCTTTTGTCTCCACTAAGTAAACTAGCCAGCATAAAAGCGCCACTGCTACTTCTCTTTTAAATGTTTTTTGTTTCACCGATAAGTACTCCAAGATAACTCATGGTGAGGAGCATCCCATCCCCAATCCCAACCTTGCACAAGATCTACCCTCAGTTCTTCCGCAGCTTGAGCCATTGCTTTAACAATTGGTTCATAAGCATCCCAGTCGTCTGAGTTAGGTACTCCGTCAAAGTCATGGTCTCCCTTATAAGGGTGGGGGTGAAGGTCTACAGCGTGGCCTGTAAGGTGTCTAGAGTTCATAGTCTTAGAAAGACCTTGACTTACAAGTTTCTCTTGGCGTTGAACAGATCGAAGACCTTCTCCAACAAAGAAATCTTGATCGGTAATTTCAATAGCACGTTTTACTACCTTTACCAAGTTTGGGCTTAGACCTTGCAGTCTACTTAAAGATCTTTTTCCGAGAGTAAACATTTTACTTTCTCCTCTAAGCTTTCTATTTGGGCTTGCTGTTCTTTAAACGCTTCAATCAACATCCCTACCATGTTAGCATAAGCTACGGATTTAAACCCAAGCTCATCTGTGCTTACAAGTTGCGGAATTACTGCCTCTACCTCTTGAGCGATAAGACCAATCTGGTCTTTTTCATTCATTGTAAAGGTTACACCTCTAAGACTATTCACTTTTTCTGAAGCATTTTCAATAGTAGAGATATTTGATTTAAGGCGAGCATCCGAGGTAGTATTAAAGTTAACCGCAGTTATAGTATCTGCGGAAATATCTACACTAGAAGTTTTAAGCGTAAAAAGTGTACGCCAGCCATTGCGGTAGATTTTTAAAACGGGGTTAGCCCCGCTAGTATCTACCCAGAATTTACCAGTTGCAATATCCTCTGTTGGAGCAGTAATACCTGAATGGCAGGTATTGATAGCAGATAGCGCAGTATTTAAGTCGCCAGTATAAGCGTTACCCGTTTGGTTTGCGTCAATTACTAATGAGCCAGTTGACATTATTTTCTCCTTATTGACCTATTGCCTGATAGTCAAGGTCTCTTACGACCCTACTACCGCTATTATAAACAGAGTAAGAAAATTCAGACTTACTCTTTGATGTAATTACTACGTCGTCTCCCGTAACCCCATTTATAACAGCCACGCCAATAAAGGGAACTTTAACTCCACTAGGGCCACCATAAAATTCTGAGGTAAAGGTTACAGTAGTATCTCCTGTAGCACTGCTTGTAGAAGAGCCCACCTCAATAATATCTTTTTTATCTACTGTTATTTTAGCAGAAGTAAGAATAAATGCGGTATTCGTATCTGGGACTTCAACCTCTAGCTTAAATTTTAAAGCACGAGCAGTAAAACTACTAATAGTTAACAACTTCCAGTCAGACCAAGTGGGGGTTGCCGCCGGGTCATCATCTGTTGTAGCAACGTAAACACCAGCTGTGGCGTCTACAAAGGGACCAATAAAGCGTTCTAAGGTAGAAATATTTAAATAACTTGCGACTGTTACATTAGTAAAAAATACTTTAGCAGTAAACTCAGGTACTAGCCGAGTAGTTGCAATTTCTCCGAGATCAATATAGCTAGAGAACTCGTAAGTCATAGAAGTTTGTCCAGCATCTAATTCCAAGTTACCAGTACTAATATTTACTGTACAGTTGGTTTTAACTCCGGGGTATTCAAGTGCTGCTTCGTCCAAAACATCTACTACATTAAAAGTTTTGTCTACAAATAAACTTACAAAGGACGCCGCATTTAAAGATTCATTACCAAAGGCATCAAAGAATTTAATAAAGAATGTGCCTCTTAATGTAGGTACTGTTTTATTATTGGTATTCCCTGCAAGAGATTCAACAATGATAGATGAAGTTTCCCAAGAAGCACTTCCATCAACAAGCGGATGTAATCTAATCTGTGAATACCCCCCGTACAAAACATCTAGGTCTGTTGACAAATCAAATCTTAAGTTAATTTGACCTTCGTTAATATTTCCTGAAAAGTTTGCAGGGTCTGCGGGTGGTTGAGAATAGCCTACAATAGTTTTATTAACATTAAAAGTATCACCAGAATAATTTAAGAAACTAAAAGGTGTAATTCTAAAAGAGTATATGCCTTCTTTAATATCGTTAATAGTAATTTCAGTAGAGCTTGTTGTCCCTACTGTCTCGTATTGAGGGTCAGCATCTGATTTGTATTCTATTAAAAAATAACTTGAAGTTACACCTGTATGATCAGGTTCCCAACTTAACACTGCTCGAGTTTTAAGGCCGGACGCGTTATTTGTTAAATATTGTTCTTCAGTAATATCTAAACTAATAATAGGGTTGGGTGACATTAAAATAGCAACGTCTTTCAACTCTACTGCTTCACTCCGAGTACCTAGTGGGGTTTTTGTATAAATTGCAAAGTCTACTAAAGATCTATCTGGTACAGTTAAATCTTCAAACTCAAAATATTTATTTCTAGTATTGGCTAAGAAAATATAATTAGAGCTATTATATGGCTTGTAAAATATATCAAAGGTTACGGTAGTGTCTTCCGGGTTATACTCCCAAGCTATGGTTCCGATAGAGTAGCGATTTGCACTAGAAGATCCTAAAGTAAAGGTAGGGGTTGTAGGAGCCTCAACTTCAAACTCCTCAGTAGCTTTTTCAAGGTAAGCAATATCATCGTCTACTGTCCAAGCTAGCATCCCCTTATCAAACTTATAAGCCTTGATAAGAACCGAAAAGTCTGCACGGATCTTAGCAGATTCAACTCTAAAAATTTCGTTAGTTATCCCCATGTTTGGAATACTAACTTTAATAAAGTCAGAAGGCTCAACAACAAGTCCACTCCTATCTACAGAAAATGATATTGTATACATTTCACGAGATTGTCTAACTGCAGATTCTGCAAACGCCAAAGCGTGATATGGGTCAGTAATTCCAACGCCCTCTAAGGAAGCGCGATAGTGCCTGTTATTATCTTCGGTTAAGTAAACTTGATAAGGACTAGAAGGGGTAGCACTAGCGGGGGGCCAGACTACAGAGTCTTCTTTAAAATCTTCATGCTCGTTTATAAACCTTACAGTAGCTTGATTTAGTCGAGAGTCTGCATCTCCCCAGTTGACATCAATTGGCTCAGGAAGTATGTTGTTTTCATCAAATACGGAGGTAACAAGAGCTTCTTGTGTTTCTTCATCTTGTGGGTATTCTACGGAAAGTTTATACTGCCCTTTAGTGTTCCAAGATAGTTCAGCAAGTCCCATTGTATTCATAAAAGCTTCAATGTTATCTCGGATAGGGTTTTCTGTATCTAAAGTAAGGTTACATTCATATAACCGTAAAATTCGAGTATTTGCGCCATACTCCGTTGTTTGCCAAACAGGGGCAAGGTCCCAAGCATAATACCTGTTTTCGTCAAGAATTTTCCATAACTGATTTGGGTAGTTTACTTGTGATAACGTTGGTAAGCTTGCATAGTCCGAAACTTCAGTAACAGTATAATAGTCTCCTGCATCCGAAAAGGCAGTATTCATATTAGAAACGTCTTTTTCGATCCATTGATACTCTTGCTCATATCGGTGATATACTCCATCAACCTTATAAATAGAACCGAGATAATTAAAAGATGGAAAACCAGGAAGAGAATTACTTACAACAACTCTTTCAGGGGCTCTAAAGTTACTTTCGATCCATTCTGTTTTATTCCAAATGTAATACTTACCAGTATCTTCTGTAAACCAAACATCGTTATCGTAAGTACGTTCCTCTAAATCACCGGGAAGTGTTATAAAAGTTGATACAGAGTTTACACGTTTTTGATCATTGACTTTGCCGCCAAATGTCCGATCAATTCCTACGATCGTATCACAAACGTTTGTTGCACGATAAAAAGACTCAAGGTCAATTTCGCTTTCATCTAAACTTGCGCCAAACTTTTCGTTTAAAAGATAATCTAAAAGGCAAAGCGCAGGGTTATTAGAAAAGAAATAAGTAGTAGAAAGCGAAAAAACTCCGTTATTGTTAATTACGTGCCGAACTTTGCGACCTTTAATTAAAAACTCTACAGTTGGAAAACCATTGTACTGGGGTTCTTCGCGATTTAATACAAAGGTGGCTGAAGCGTGAGCCAACCCTGTAAAGGCGTCTCTAGAGGAATCCTGTTTAGGTGATGCAACTTGAGCAGTAGCAGCGTTTGCTTGGTCTACTATACCACCGGTATTATAAGTACGAATTCTATGTTTAAACTTAGCCTTACCATCGTTATAGTCAAGGCCATCTACTTTAGCCCACTGTACTCCTTCAATACCATCTAAACAAAGTGCGTAGTTAATATTTAGAATATTATTTTTAGTACCAGTGTAATTGCCGGATCCTAAATTTGATGAAAAGGTTTTATCAACAACGGTTTCTTCACTACCTACATATCTAGAACTTGTAAATTTTCTAGACTCTACTCCTCCGAGGATCGCATTACCATAGCATATAGGCAAAGATGAGACTTCTCCCCGCTTGGTAAGCCGCATCCCCCGAGCAGCATCCTGAGCTTCTGCGGCCTTTTTTGCAGAAGCTTCTTGTTGACGTTTAAGCTTTTTTTGTTTTGAAATTTGGCTAGCGACTGAAGCAACAGTAATAACTGCTTGAACTATGAATCCAATACCCATTATGCTTTACCCCACTTTAATGTAATTTCTTCTCCATCGAAAATAGTGTCGAAAGAAGTATCTTCTAAGCTATATTGATCCATGTCATCTTTAGAGGTATATCGAACGTTTACTGAATCAAGGTCAGCCATAGGTGATGTCCCTTCAATAATCGCGACCTTTGTATCCCAATCATTACTGCTAAAGGGCTTATCTACATAGCCTCTATAAATAAATACAACGTCATCTTCATTAAGCAAAGGCTCATTGTTTTCATCAAGAAACCCTACTTGTACAGTAATATCTTTACCGATAACCCCTGCACGAAACTCATTAAGCATTTCATCATTAATATCTGCGATAACAACTTTATAAGCTTCGCGGTCTAATACTGTAGAGAACTGTGGTGAGTCAACTTCAAACAAACCCCCGTCTGCTAAGAAAATATTACCGCTACCTATTGGAAATTCAACATCATAGGGGAGGCTTGTAAGATAGTAAGTTTTAAAGTTAAATTTTAGAGTAATCAGAAAAAAGTAACTAAGATTTCCTGCGTCGATTAAAGAAGCTACGCTAGATGAAAAACTACGCATTATATAGCCTCCACTAGAGTTATTGTGCCGGGATCAGAGAGTACACCATCTGTAAAAGTAATGTTAGTTGCTTGATCAATTACACGGTAGTGTGTAAAAATAACACCATCACCATGAACGACTGTTTCCGAAAGTGTTACAGCCTTTCTTAAAGATGGGTAAATTGAAATTAAAACAGGGAGTGTTCCAGTCAAATCAACATCTTCTTGAACCATATAAAGCTTATCAAGATTTGAAAGTTTTATAAAAGATCCTTTTGGTAGAATTCCTGTAGCTAAGCTTGGGTCTACTGTTACTGAAGTAACGTTAGCTAAGTCCGCACTAGAAATTGTTAATGGCCCCGAAACAGTGTAGCGATTTGCTACGTCTGGTAACTGAGGCATAATCATGGTATCAGCGTTACTATTGCTATTAATTAAGTTAAGTAGCATTGAAGGCGCATCAGAAGTTTCTAGAACAACGTTAAAAGTTAATTCCCAGCGCTGATGTCCTTGAGAAGCACGTTGTGTTTTCAAAGAAATCGTTGTCATATCAAATACAGGCTCGTTAGAAGCAACTGTAAAAGGTGTAATAATTTTGTTATTTTTATAGTAGTAAGCAGCCATGATTAACTCCTGATCGGTCTTGCTAAAAGTAGTAGGTTTCTCTCTAAGAATATTGCTTGGCGGTAACTATACACACCACTGTTATCTTCTCTAGTCGAGACCCAGGATTTTCCATTATGTATCATAGCGCCTGTTTCAAAAGCAATATCACCTAGTAAAGGTTTTTTATTAAGAATAACTTCATAGTTACATAGCTTAGCAAATTCTTCTAGGCTTTTATTAGAGCGTTTTAACTTAACAACAAACTCTTTAGACGAGTTCCATGAAAAATCAATATAGCTTTTTGCTTTGTTTTCATTACCTCTTAGAGCAAGGTCATACTCAATGAAGAGGGCAAAACAATCGTTATAGCCTCTTTTATAATTCTCTACCAGAGTAGTTCTTTTGTTAATCTCTAAGGTTGCTTTTTCAAGCGCCTCTTTGATTTCCTCCGGTAAGTAGTAACGGTTATTTAGCCGCATAGTTCACTCCTCTCAGAGTGAAGCCAGAGAACACCCGCTAAGCTTTTTCTATAGTCAGCCCATAGGTTAGCTTAGCTGGCACTCTCTGTGTCACTCTGTTATAACTTTTCTTTGATAAACATCTTTACTAAGTCCGCTACAATATCCGAGCGCACAATATCATTTACTTTAAACTCAATAACAGGAACATTTAAGTCATGCTTCCGACAAAGACTTGAAAATTGCATAAGATCTCGTCCGTCACGGACGTCAGACTGAGCAGGGTCCCCCATAAGAATGAGTTTAGTATTTTCACCAATACGCGTGGTAATAGCTTTAAGTTCATCCATACAAAGGTTTTGAGCTTCATCAACTAATACTAAGGCGTTTTCATAAGAACGACCCCTAATTGTTTCAATTGGTTGAATCTCAATTTGACCTTTGCTTAACATGTACTCGTACTTACCTGCACCAAAGGCTTTCTTTAAAACTTCTAGCATAGGCATTAGCCAAGGCGTCATCTTTTCTTGAACACTTCCGGGGAAGTGACCTAGAGATTTACCTGTTGGAACGTTAGCGCGAGTTAAAACAATTTTCTCGTAGCCATTTTTTCTATTGGAGAAAAGCTTTGCTACAGTGCCAGCACTACAGTAAGTTTTCCCCGTACCAGCACAACCAATTGTAATTGTAACTGGGCAAGAGTTAATTGAATAAATTAAAAGCTTTTGCTTCTCGTTTTTAGGGAGAACATGAAATCTATATAGACTAACAATTTCTGCATCACGTTCTTTATTCTTTTTTTCATATCGAGATTTGCGTTTTGACATAAATAACTCTTTGTTTTATTGATGTTTTTTTTTAGTTAGTTGTTATGAGAAGTCTACGTTGGTTTACTAGGCCAAACGATGTGCTTATCAACATAAGCCAAAAGAGCGGCGACGCCTTCTTCGGTATCGCGAAGATGCGCTAGGGTCTCGTAGTCTACGCCAGAGGCTACGAACTCACGCAGGTCCACGCCTGCCAGCTTTAAGCATCGACGGACGCAATTAACGTCGTACTGTGCGATGCCATGCTGTCTCAAAGTTGCTGGTGTGATCTTCAAAAGAAAGCCCTCACTGCATTACGGGCGTCAACCCAATCTTGTTGTGTCTTCTCGCCTGCCTGCCACTCGAAGAACACGCCGTCAGAGTTATTCTGGTAAGCACGGCGCTTTGCGGTTTCAAGAGCGTCGGTCTCGTCCACGGCTCGTGCTGTGAGTTCGGCTTCGGTCAAAGGGCGGACCCCGCGACGATGCACCCACTGCCCGCCAGGAAGCTGGACCAGTTCGCGTTCGGTCAAAGCCTGCGTCGCTTGGTCTACTGTCGGTGATGGCTCGACCTCTACGTCGAACATTTCATAGTCGGCCAGCATTTCTGCTGGTGGCTTTTCGGGGAACGACACGGACGGGTTGTCTGACCGTAGCTTGGCTAGGGTGTACGGCTCTGTCGAGCCATTGGTGACTTTGATGTGTTTCATTGGTGGTTCTCCTTATGGGGCTTCTACTACTTGGAATTGGGTTAGGTATCTTCTCCCCGTCGCGATCAAAAGCGTAAACCCATCATCGGACCAAATCAGACTGCTCGACTGTGAGATCGATGAGCCGCCGCCTGCCGTAACTAAGGCCCCAATATTGACGCTGATCCCATCATAGGTTTTTGTGCTTATGTCGAAAGGCGTTGACAGGGTGTAAGATTGCACCCGAAAGCTGTCCTTCTCCAGCAAAAATAGCGTTTCTCCGTCTGGTGTTAGGGCTATGCCCGACAAGTTCCCGTCTATGGGGAAAGACCCACGCGCAAAGGTGCGGTAATATTGGACCGTAGCCCCAGTAAGGGACCAGTCGGTAGACAAGAGTATCTGTGCCACGTTCCAATCGTTCGCCTGCCCGTCAAAGACAAACACCTTTTTTGCCGCAACATCGTAATGCAGACCGGCTAGTGACTTGATATAACCAGTACCGCCAAAAAGCGTGCGGACTGTAGCGATACTCTCGGTCGTGATGTCAAAAGCGGACGACAGATCGTATTGGTTCACGCGGTTGTCATCTATGGTGTTCTCGTTAATCCCGCCCATTATCTTGAGGCCATCACTTCTAATCAAACCACCCTCGATGTTTTCCGACGTAGGGAATACTTGGGGGCCGCTCTCGATAGTCATACTTGACGCGTCCCAAGGCCCAGCAAGTGCGTACACACGCACGTCCTGCGAGCCGCCTTTGTTGTTAGTCGTCCCGAAGACGTAGTTTCCATCCTCTGACGCGCCAAGGTCAACTAGACCATTAGTAACACCAGTTATTGTTTCCGTGTCAAACTCTCTGACCCACTCTAGGTTCTCAATGTCGTAGGGAACGCGGTTATCACCCCCAGACGCTGCCCCTAACCCCTTTTGTCTAGTTGCCATATTAACCACCATCCCCTGTGCGCCGACCGTATAGTGTCGAACCGACTTTCTGGACAAGCACAGGCGTCACAGTCGTAGCCCCTAGC